GAACTTGACGACCAATCTTAGTGTATTGCGCTTTCTGTATGCTAAGGGTTCCTAGCTCCGTACTTGCGGGCGTCCAATCCCCTTCCTCATAGTCATCAAAGAAGTTCGCACTACCTGTACCGCCAAGATAGACACCGCCTGATAGGTAGAGGTCTTTGTATCGAACGACACTTGTTCCTAGACTAATTGCAGCATCTCGTCCTGATCCTCCTGTTGTTGCAGGAGTTACTGCGTCAGCAGCATCGTTAAATCTGATATTGGTATCGCCATCACCAATGTATAAGTCGCCAGTTACAGTACCAATCGACCCGACATTTGTGCCGTCTTTGCGGAAGTCTGCAATAATACCATCACCATTTTGTCGATTAAAGTAAGCTGCTGTTTCGTTGTTTACAGAAGATGCAATCTGCCCATTAGAGTAAGCATTAAAGCCATATACATCTGTGCTGTTGTTGTAAGCGGTTGCCGCAGACGTCCCCACCAACAAGTGACCACTGGAGTCGATGCGCATGGCTTCTGTGCCGCCCGTCTCAACCGTCACGGTATCTGCCGCAGGGAAACGAATGGCTGTGTTGGTGTCACCTGTGTGAACGATCTTGTCGGCAATATCCACATCGCCCGTTGCACTTACTGTCGTAAACGACCCCGCCGCAGGTGTAGAGCCGCCGATGGTGGTGTCGTCGATAGCTCCGCCATCAATATCGACTGAATCTGCGTCCTGCGTTGCGATCGATCCCAGACCCAAAGATGTTCTGGCCGTTGCGCCTGATTCGGTCACAAAGTTCGCGCCGTCACCGACAATGAACTCACCGTCCCCTGGTGTTAATCCAGCCACATCATCTAGTTGATCATCATGCGCCTGAACATCGGTTCCGATTTCAACGCCCAATGCAGTTCGCGCAGCCGATGCAGTCGTCGCACCCGTTCCGCCCTGGTTAATTGCCAGTGTGCCATCGACTGTCTTTGCGCCGCCGATGTTGATCGTCCAGCTTGATTTTGTACCCGATCCGCCGAATCCGATTGATTGGACGACCAAAGTGGTGCTGCTGTAACTTGTGACAACACAATCCATGAAGTTGGTCGATGGGTCAGCGGCATCCGCAATCCGCAGCGGCGTTCCCGCTTGATATGGCTTGCCTGAATCCGCGGTGGTGAATGTTTTTTCGCCGGTGCCGATCGCTACTGATGACGTAGACGTGGAATTGTAAATGTCCCCCGCGTGGGTCACGAAATCTTCAAGCGCATCTGGGAAACCGTCAACATAGTTGGTTCCCTCAAAATCCGCCAGCGTGTACGTTGTGCCGTTAAGTGTTACTGGAAATGCCATTAGATCAGTTCCTCTACTTCAATGGTGCGCCCATACAGTTCTAGGGTGCGGTTGATGATCGGTTCAGTTGAAACCAAACGCCCATAAATGTTCTGCGTTGGCCAAGTGCTTGGATCATCCGGCTGCGGAATCACCAATATATCTTTCGCAACTCCACGCAACCGATCGATATTATTGAACACATTGCCAAAAATTTCAGCCTCTGGCAGATTTTGTAGTTCAAATCGAATGCGCCGGAAGCGTTCGACCTCATCCACAAACGTCTGGCCGCCACGCGATTTGACAATTCGTGATTCGTCCACAAACTGAATTTCAGCACCGAATCCATAATTGGTCGATGGGCGATATGCTGGACCGGCAATCAATCGACCGGCTTCAATGTATCCATCGGCATTGTCATCATCAGAAATGTTGATGCGCAAATAGCGCGCCTGAACTGGTGAATCCAAGACGGTGAATGAACTGATCTGATACTGCGCGGCGACCTCTGGATTGATCCGACCGCCCCATGAAAAAACACCCCATGGCAGCGTCCCGAATTCTTCAACCACAGGCCATGCATCAACCGTGCCTGAATCATATTGTGTGGTGGCAAAATCAGACACATTCGACAACCGCCAGCGAATCGTGCCGGTCTGCGAAATGTTGTGCCGGATCAGTGCGACGAAATCAATGATGCGTCCTTGCCCGAAATCCACGTCGATTTCCACATCCGTCTCGCCATCGGATCGGTACACCTTCACCAGCTGGCGATCTTGTAAATTCTCGACCGGTAGCGTTGCAACTTCACTGTCCGCAGTGATGCCTGTTGCTTCGTCTGAATAGTTGGTCGATGAAATGATCATGTTTGACATGAATCAGCCCCACAATTCCAGTTCGACTTCGTTGACAGCCGCATCTTCAAATAAAGAAATCACGCGGAACAGTTTACCACCTGAAAGGTCATACCGCGGAAAAGTAATTTCAACCACATCATTCAACTTCAAAGTGAACGGCTGCGTCTTCACACGCACCCGATAAATATCACGCTGGCTTCCATACAAACTCGCCAATCGGGTCGCCTCTGTGCTGGCCGGTGATGAACCGACCAGGCGCGAATCGACTGTCAGGATTTCACTGTTTGGATAGATCGTCTGCACGCCAGCTGTTGTGGCGGTCGCAACCGCAGATTCCCGTGTTTGGAAATCACGATCGGCAGCCGATGCGTCCAGTGTGTCTTCGTTGAAGACCGTATAGTTCTTTTTGTACTGCACGTTGACGCGATAATTTGGAATCGATGTCGGTTGACGCTGCAACTCGATGATGTTGGTGGTGTCCAGTTCCAGATCGGCAGTTCCCGTTGGAACGATCAACCGCCCCACGTTCAATTCGCCATCACGATTGAATCCATAAAACGCGCCGATCGAATTCGCCAGCTGATCCAGCACTTCAAGAATGTCTGTTTTTTCTGGCACATACACGCCAACCGTTGAATTGTTGGCGGTATTCAAATCGCTGAAACTGGTGGTGTCGAAATCATCAGGATCAGTGAACCCGGCATATTCGGACGCGATGAATCGAATGATGTCCGCCACGCTGGTCTTGTAGCTGCCGGATGGCTTCGCACCTTGCACATCTGCCGTGATCACGCCGGTTGGTGCTGTGGACAATGTGAATCGTCCATTCGTCAGATCGGTTGTGAACCCGCTGATTTCTGCGCCGTTTTCGTAGACCGCATCAATGGCTTCGATCTGACCATCATGCACCTGATAAATGTTGTTGGCTTCATCGACCAACACCGGCGAAATGTTGTAGACCTCGCCAAAGCACAACGGCTTGCTGATACCCGCCATGATCGAACTGCCATCCGTTCCACCGGTTCCGCCATAGACGTTCGGTGGAAACGTGCGGGTGAATGAATCCTGCCCGTCACGAATGATGACGTTGACTTCCAGATCGTTGAACTCAACCGATTTGGTTTTGCCTTTGAAGATTGTGAAGTGTTTGGATAGGTCCGCACCCTTTTCGCCGATCTTCACTTCCACGTCCCGGTTGTCCCAGGCGTAGGTTGCGAAATCGTCCAGACCGCCATCAGCGTTTGACAACACGATGCTACCAAACGATGGGATCGACTGACCGCCCAGTTTGCCGGTTTGAAACATGGAACGCTGAAAGTTCAAAGCCTCCATGACCCGTGGCGCGAAATAAGTATTGGCTGGCGATTCCGATGGGCCGGACACATAACCGCGATCAGACAGATACACGGTGGTCGTGGTGCTGCCGTCATACGGTTCCAAAATGACAATGTAGGATTTCGCCGCGTAGGGATTGGCAACTAATTCGGCAAGAGTGCTGGCCGTCATTTATCGCGCCCCAACCAGTGCCTGTCCCGCCAATGCGCGGCTGAACTGTCTGCGCAGATCGGAAATCTCGTCGCGCACTTCGTTGACTGCGCCGATCAGATCAGCACCGTTGCCCTTGATAGCGGCCACTGTGCCGTTGCGGTTTGGAATGAACACCTCTGGCCCATTCTCGCCAACGATCGATGCTTGGCCTTGTGACAGCGGCCCACCCATCGCACGCTTTTCAAGATACGGTGATGCGCCGTTGACTAGCTTGGCGAATGCCGCTGCGCGGTTTTGCTCATACTGTCCACCGGCTGCTGCCATGCCGTCCATTGAGATACCAAGTGCGTGCTGGATTGATTTGGAAATTCCGGCTTCAATACCGCCGGTCAATAAGCCTGTCAGAACGCTTGATGCGATCGCAGATGTTGATCCGGCACCAAAGACACCCGCCGCAAACGAATTACTGACTGCGCTGCCCACGCCGCTGATAAATGATCCAAATCCAGTAGCACTTCCGAACGCACCGGCAATACCCGAACCAATACCAGGCAAAACAAATGGCAATGCAAATTGTGCGATTGTTCCTAGGTCACCTTGCAGAATACCTTTCACCAAACCTTCTGCTGTATCGCGGATACCTTCTGCAATGTTTCCAACAATATCTTTCACGCTATTGAATACATCAGAAACGATGTTCCTCACTCGATTGATGAACTTTTTGAACCAATCAAATGGATTCCAGCCGCCAAAGAAGAACCCTGGAACGCCAGCATTCTCGCCAGACTGCGGAATCTTCGGCTGCATGCCCTGACCGCCAGGTGTCATGCCTGAATTCAGACGATTGAAAAATTCTGGTCCAAATCGTCTGACCGCTTGCGCGTTCATTACGAACTCGCCATCAGACAATCTTGCCAACACCTTATCGTCTTTCGGTCCACCTGGTCCTCTGACCATTCCGCCATCTGCGTATGCTTGAACCAGACCGCCTTCAGCAAATTGAAGACTAGGGAATACCTTGCCCAAAAAGTTGATACCGGCAGAAACCGTGGCCTTGGCTGCAATGTCCGCCAGACCCTTGATGATCGCGTTCTTGAACGAACTGAAGTCCAGCTTGCCGGTTTGGAAGAACTGCGACAGATCGCTTTCCAGTGACCGGAACGCATCGCCCACCGCAGTAGCAGCATTCTTTGAATTGTCGCTGATTGAATCGTAGTAATCCTTGATTCCCTTGATCGCACCGGCACCATAGGTCTGTTCGGTCTGCGCCTTCAAGTCGATCAAACGACCGCGCAACAATTTCAGAGTTTCAGAATTGTCGCCGCCAGCCGCAGTGACCGCCTTGATCGCTTCTTCGATTCTTGCTTGCTCAGTTCGCGCTGTCTGCGTTGGATTGGTCAATCCAGTGTAGTCCAACGCCAGCTGCTGGGTGATGCGCGAAAGGTCATCCGTTGAAACTTTATTTTTAACAAACAGGGAATCAAGCGTTGCCAACTTGCTGGTCAAATTGACCGTCTCTGGCTGCAATGCGCGAATCTCATCGAGCAAATCGCGTTCCGCTTTTGTCAACCCAGTGGTCGCACGAATTGCGATTTCTGTTTCAGCGGTCAGTTCTTCGACTTCCCCCGCCAACTTGCTCGTTTCGCTGCTCGTGTCATCGATCGTGAATCCAAGTGCCGCCAAGACTGCATCGATGGTTTTGGTCACATCAATTTGATCGGTGATGCCTTTGACCAGGTTGGCGATTTCATCTTTGAATGCCAACGCTGCAACCGTACCCGTGCCAATCGTGGCGATGGTTATTGCCAAATTCTTGGTTAAAAGTGACGAAACCGTCTTGAATAACGTGGTCGTAACTGATGCAGCGGCCACCGCTTTCGTGAAGTTCACGATTGATGCGATGGTCGCCGCCACATTTCGGATCAATTTCGCGCCAAAGATCACACCAAAACCAATGATGATTTCGTCGATGTTTCGGCCTAAGAACTCAAACGCATCTTCAAGAGTGCGGATCGCGCCAACCAAAACGCTTGAAACAGTCCGCGCAAACGAATCCGTTTCGCCGATTGCGCCGGTGATTCGTCGGGTGACTCTGGCGATCTCAGCCGATAGACCGGCTTCACCAATCGAAAAGAATAGATTGTCAACGGCATCGCCAAGGTTTGAAAACGCACCATTCAGCGTTTGCGCCTGGCGTTCGGTCGCACCGGCAAACTGAACTTCAGCGATTTCAGTCAGTGCTGCAAGAATCGATGCAGCATCGTTGGTCACTGTCTTAGTGGTGTCGCCAAAAGCAAACGTAATTTTGTCGTTTTCTTTGCTGGCCTTGATACCGAATTCTTTGAGTCGTTCAAACTCGCCAACCGCTGCGTCTGCAACTGCTTCCGCCAACTGCTGGAATGATTTGCCCGATCCAGATGCGATGTCACCAAATGATCTCAGTTCGCCAACGGTTGGATTGATGCCTCGTGCGATCAAAATGTTGAACGACGAAACAACATCCGACACTGCGAACGGCGTATCTGATGCAAACCGGCGAATGATGCCAAACGCACGATCTGCGTTTTCGACTGACCCAGTGAATGTGACCAGCGATGCTTTCAGGGATTGGAATTCTCTGTTTGTGCGCACCAGGTTCGACCCGATCACACCAACAGAAAAAGCCGCAGCCAGCGGTGCCAACAACTTGGTCAGACTGCCAACTGCGGTTTCGACTTGGCCTAGATTGCCTTTGACTGCTTTAAGTGCGGCTGCCGAACGGTCCTTTGCCGTGATTTCGTACTGGATTCGACCCTGTGCCATTCTTTGCCGCCCTTCTCGCTTTTTCGGCTTCTTCAGCCTGAATGGTCATGTGAATTGACCACTCCACAAATTCCTCGACTGACATTTCATGTTCAAGTTGCTGGACGGTCATGTGTAACTTTTCCGCCAGCATGAACTTGAATCGCCTGTCAGACGATTCCCTTAGTTTTTTTCCAGGCCACCTTCATCGACACCCATGATCTGTGTTGCGATTCTCGCAACGACCTGGGCATCCACTTGTGTGCGCAACAACTGCTTATCTTCAATCGAAAAAATCTTGTTGCCGTCTTCGTCGATTAGTTTCATGATCAACAGTTCCGCCAACACTTCAGATTCCGGTTGGTTCTTCGTAATCGTTGCAATCTTCGCCTGATCGCGCAGTGTGAACGGTTCTGCGAAAACCACCAGTGGTCCTTCGTCATCCCCCCATTCTTCAACTTCAATGCGCTTTAAAGGTTTCTGTTTGTAATGATCTGTGGCGCGTCCAATGATGGACGCACCTGCCTTCTTCGCTGGCATAAATTAAGCCCCTACGGTTGTCTCTGAAAGTGAACCTGTACCCTGAAGGGTCAGTGATGCTTCAACCATTCCATCGAAAGATGAATTGATTGTGCGCCCTGTCACGATCGCAGTTCCGGTCAACAGGTGTGAACCTGTGGTGTCGCCTTCCATTTGGAAGTTGACTGTGGCTGAAGTGCCAACTGTCAATCCGCCCTGACCTGATGAATCTGTGTCGTCGAAAAACACGTCCACTGATCCGTTCCATGACTTCAATGAAGACTTGAATGTGCGGTATGTATCGCCCATCGCTGAATCTTCGATTGTGTCCATTGTTTCATCGATAGAAAAAGAACGAATCTCCGCGATTGCGTTAGACCCGACTTTTACTGTTCCGCCGTTTCCGGTAAATGTTGCCATTGTCGCTTTCCTCTGATTTAGAAGTGGTTGCGGTCACTGCCGCCGATTTTACAACGGCAGCTGGGTCTTCACCCAACCACCCTTTTTCCAGAAAGCGTCCTTTGTCCGCTTCCCAGATTTCGATTGGTTCGCCGCCAGCTGGTGGCCAAACCTGAATTCTTTTTGGCATGTTGCCTCCTATACGCTTTGATTGACTGCGTTTTCCAAAGTGGCATATACCACTTCGACCGTGATCCGTCCAACTGCGACCGGTTGATCGCCTTCGCCGGAAAACTCAGATTCAAACGCAATAATCCGCGTGTCTTTCGCATTGCCGCCACGGGTAACGTCCACGGCCAATGCTTCCTCGACTTCCTCGCAGATTGTATCAAGTGTGTCGTCGTAATTCGATACACCCTTGACAAATGCTTCAACTGATACTGTCAGCCTCCGCATCTGTGTTCTTGGCGGTGTGATCGTTGATGGTTCGATTTCTTCAGATTCAGTGAAGATCAGAACGCCAGGCAACTTGCCTTCTGCGATTGGATAGACGCGATTGCGATACACGTTTGACCCTGTGGTCGTTAGACCGGTCAGTGTTGTGACGATGTTATCGCGGATCGTTTTTCTTGCGTGCGCCATTAGGGTGCTTCCAGTTGCAACATGGTCATGCCAGTGCCATCCGGCATTACCACGCGGATTGTATATGTTACGCCGTCAATCGCCAATGTATCGCCTTCGGCTGCGCCAGATACATCGGCAGTGCGCGTGTGAAACTGTGGGGATGTCATCGAAAACGGCACACCGCCACCAGCATCCACTTCTTCGTGGCCATCATCAAAAATACCGCTAATGGTGACGGCATCACCGCCGATTGGCGTGTAGGTCGCAGATACGCCAAAATCATCTGAACTGATGAAGATTGCGCGTTCGATGTCTGTTTCAACTGGCATTAAATTCTCCAATGGTCCCGAACCCATCCAATATGACGCGACATTGATGGGTCGCGCTTTCCTGCAAAGAATACCATCCTCGCGTTGCTGGGTAATTCGTTTCGACGCAATTTGATGAAATTATACACGCCATCGCCTTCAGTGAATCGTGCTTCACCTTTGCCAAGAACGTATCGAATCCATGCCTGATCTGATCCGACTACATAATCCAAATCTTTAAGAATCTTCGGCGACTTGTCTGGATCAAACTGATCCCAAATATGACTTCGCGCACCTGGATTCATCAAGATCATCCCGCCGTTGTAGTATTGATCACGGTCTTTGTGTGCGTACTCGTTGATCTTGAAATCATCTTTGACATCAAATAATGGCGTGATGTCGCGCACAATCACGCAGTCCAGATCAATCATAACGAATCGCCCGCCGATGATCTCCTGCATATCCTCGCTGAATGCATACAATCGATTGAAACATCCGCCCAGTTTTCGACACTTATCCCAAAGCGGCAGCGTCTTGATGGATTCCGGCGGATTGGGATGATCCGTGATGCAGATGAACTCATGCGGAATCTTGAGATGACGCTTGACCATTTCTTGCAATATCTCGACGTGCTTCCAATCGTAGTCACATGCCGCCGGTAATTGATAACCAGTTGAAATTCGCTTCCATAGAAAACAGACGACCTTCAGCATGCGATTGGCTCCTTGAGTTCCCAAGGTCTCGGCTTGCCGTGAAAATAGACAATGCTTGCGTCTTTTACCTTGTAATTTCCATCTCTGATGTCAGATTTGTAAGACACGACATTATCCGCATAGTCTTGAAGATATTTGGCGCGGCGGATGACGGCTTCCAAATAAGATTGATCACCGCCAGGTATATCGGTCGGCATAGCGTCTTGACAGTATGCATCCCAGACGCGCCGCATATCGCCGGACCAGTACATGATGCCTGAACCCATTGCCAGCTTGTTGCGCTTTCCGCGATACACGTCTCGCAAACAGACGAAATCAAAATCTTTGATGCGTTCGATCCAATCTGAACAGCTGCCGACGATCACCGTATCAAGATCGCAATACAGGATCGGTCCTTCAATTTTGAATAGTTCGAGTTTTGACCACCAGCCCGGCAAGTTTTCTTCGAGTTCGATTGTGTCGCATTCAAGATCGGCATCGGTCAGACATATAAAATCAGCCTCAGGAATCCATTGATTTACCTGATCACGCAATGCGTAAACGTGCGATGACTTATATTCTCCGCCGGATTTGAGAACTGTTAAAAACTTGAGTCGTTCAGACATTTGATTTTAACCTCGCCTTTTGTTGGATCAATCAATGCATTGATCTTCCACGATGGAAGTAATGCCTTAATCTTTCGTAGCCACCACGAACCAGGTTCAACAATCAGATGTGGATTGCGACCGTCTGGCAGCGTTTTTGTTGTGTCGGTTCGCGTGGCGATGACTAGGTATATTGCCTTGTTTGCATTGCTGATAATGTCCGCCAAAACATGATCAAGCAACTCCGGTTCAATATGCTCCAGAACGTCCGCGCAAACGATCAAATCATGCGGTGTCGCCGGTGCGCTGTACTCTTTGATGCATGGATCATAGTTGGTCACCCCGTTGATGAACTTAGACATCGTCGCTTTCCCGCATCCATAATCCAAAACCGTTCGACAATCGTGCAACGCCATCAGCGATAACACATCATCGTACATGTCCAGACGCTGTCTTGATCCGTAATCTTCGCGCTCTTTGTGCAGCTGCTGATTGAGTTTGCGATATTCCTCGCTGATCAATTTACTCATCAATCGATTGCTTTCTTGTGCTTCTTGGCTTTTTCTTATAGGCACGCTTGACCACGTTCTGCGTTTCGCCAGATGTTTCCAAACCGACAGAACGATTGACTGCTGGCTTTGGTTCTGTGTATGGCACGGCGCGTCCACGACCGATCAGGTTTGACGCTTCAGTTTCATTCAGGTCCAAAACAGAACCGGCTTCGTTGTGTTCGCCATTCCACAAAATTGGTGATTTCAGTTGAATTTTCATTGGTGCAATTCCTTCAGTCTGCCCGATGTGAAGAATACACGTTCGGGGTGTTGTAGTTCATCAATAAATTTCTTTAGCAGCCCCAGATCAGAGTTGCACAATTTATGCTTCTGACAATCCTGAACCTGTGGACCCTGCCACCAGTATTCGCGTCCATCCTTGCGTTCTTGATATTGATCCATGCCGCACACTTCGATCCGATCAAATCCAAAGTAATCCGCCACCCAAATTGAGAACGCGCCAGAATACCCGATCGGTGGTGCCACGTTTGCGTGGATCACGTTCGACTCGCTGTAAAACTTGTTTAATTTGGTGACCAGCATCATGCCTAGAACATCTTTCACCAGTGGAAACATGTGTCGGTCCAGAAAACATAGATAATCAAGTGGAAGGATCATTGCGTGCTGATTGACTCCGATGATTCGGTCAACGGCTTCAATCTTTCGCAAATCAGCAGGTAGGTTGACACCTCCGCCACAAATGACGGCTGTTTCCCCCTGATGATAATTTTTGTATTTGTCGATTGTTGGCATAAAAAAACGGGGGCGCGAACGCCCCCGCCTTCCAGGACATTAAACGGTTGTAACGTCTTGGATTGCCGCGAACGACTCAGCGTGGCGAACTGCAACGTCAACGTCTTGATACATTGCGATGCGTGTTGCGCCTTTGTCTGACCCAGAATATGGATCAACCAGGACATCGAGTCCATTGAACATCCCAATCATAAGTTGGGAAAAGTCCCCAAATATGACAGCTGAACATGAATTCGATGTTGTGCCCTTCGTCAAATCAGATGGCACCAAAGTTGTTGATGCTACGTTGTAGCCCAACACTGAATTGGTGTCATTCAGGATGAAGTTGCCTTCTACGCCTGAAGTCTGACGTGGCGTTTGACGCATTTCGCCAACGACCTTTGGATTGGTCAGGAATGCAAGACTGCCGTTCAACGCATTGTCGATAGCAACTTCTTTTTCCAGATCAACCAATGATGCGTAAGTGATCGCGCCACCGTTTGTTCCAAGAGCAACAGAACCGATGCCGTTGGTTTGAAGGATACCTGTTGGCTCATTCGCGCCAGCACCCTCGATTGCAACTTCATCGATCTTCGCTGCGAACTGACGTGTCAGGTCGTCACGAATGATCTGCTCAACTGATGGGTCAGACTGCATCATCAACTTGCGGCTGATGTCTACATACTGACGCAGTTCTTTAGGTGACATTGTGACCTGGCGGAATGTTGGTGCGCCTTCAGAAGGTGCAGCATTTTCGCCAACGAAACCAACAGTTGTCTTTGCATTCAACGCTGGAATCGCAACATCGCCCTTCAGACCTTGCATCATGCGTGCGCCAAGACCAGAAATCACAAGGTTCGCACGCAGTGCGTCGATGAATTCACCGCCAAGATGATCTTCTGGCACAAGGTTTGAACCGTTAGCTGGTGATGTAGTCTGAATATCACGCTTAAAGATTGAAGTTGGAACGTAGAAACCACGGGCATCTTTGCCGTAGTGACGCGCCAATTCTTGTGATACTTCAGCTTCAAAACCGTCCAACTTGCCCAAAGACGCAGAACGAATTGCATTCATCAAAGAATACTGACGCTGTTCTTTAGGTGTCATGTCGATTTCAGCTGCATCCAATGGCTTATCAGCGATCTTTTCGAGCAACAAGCCGCGGAATTGCGCCAAGTTCAAGCCCTTGCGGATTGCTTCATCAGCCAACGCACGCTGGTTGTGACGAACTGCAAGATCAATGATCTCGCCTACTTCTTTTTGGAACGCCGCGAGTGCTTCCTGGCGTACCGTTTCATTTGACTGTTCCATTTTGATCTCCTCAATAACAGGAACTGGATTTTCGGTTTCAGGTGAAGTCTCGTGCGCCCGTCCCACGCCAACTGACTGGTCAGCTGGGATAGAAACTACCGATACCTCTAATGGCTGCCATGAAGTGGCCCGGAACACTGAAGTGTCCCCTTCATCGCGGTCCATCTTGGTGACACGATACCCAATCGACACATTGCCGCGGATACCATCCACCACGTCATCGTAGACCTCGCTGGCAAGCGCGTTTCGACTAAAACGCACGACAGCCCGTAGACGGCGAGCATCTCCATCAAGGTCAACCGATTCAACAACGCCGATCTGCCGTTCTGGATCGTGATCCAGCAACAACGGCGCACGGCCAGAATTCAAGAAATCAAGATCAACTGATTCACGCGAATGGTCCAAAACTTCTTTGCCATACCCGCGTTCAACCGCCATCTCAGAACTGATTGACATGCGCACGCGGCGATCGTCCACCTTATCGGCTTCCATCGCTTCGGCGCGGTGCAATGTCTCAGTCTTCAAATACCGTTCCACTTCAACTTCCATTTCCATTTCTTCGTCATCCTGCACTTCTTCAGGCATGACATTGATTCCTTCAAACTCCATGCCCTTTCCGAACTTAATCAGGATGGCATCATCATCTTCTGTGATTTCGATGATGTGGCGAACTTCATTGCGCTCACCCACCGCTTCTTCAAACTTCATTGGTTCCATATCGTTTTCATCCAACCATTCAAGTGCTTGTTGCATAGTATACCGATCAGCATCAAATCGCACACTTTGGATTTCAGACACCCGTTCATCGTCAACACTGTACATGCCGAAAATGAAATCGATGCCTTCGCCACCCACGTTCGCCTGGCGGCGAAACTCATCATACTTTTCAGGGTCGTTGATCCGCGCAGCGTGTTCGTTTGGATACGGTCTTTCGTCTTCGTGTTCCATGCGTTCTTCACTCGCCAAAGGATGTCCATCAGGAAACAAATCAGTGTCGTGCTTTCCGCCCTGAAACCGATCGTTCTTCAACGCAAACAGAAATGAATTGACTCGTGAATATGCCCACTGGTCAGGACCAGAAACGCCAGGACGAACTGATCCGGGATTGGTTTCGTATGCACCCACGCCACGTCTAAACACTTCGCGCAACATCGAAATCGTGGCACGGCGCAGCGGGTCATCGCCAACTTCTTCGTTGTGTTCGTCGCGCTTATTCGCCAAACCGGTTTCAACTGCTTCAGACAGTTGACGTTCTTCTTTCTTGCCTTCCAGTTTCTTCACCAGTTCCAAGATCGTGTCTTTCATTGTTTGCTCGCCAAGGTTACCAATCACGCCCCATTTCATCTGCGCAACGATTCCGGAAACATTAGATCGGTTTGGCTCCAGATCACCATCAGCGAATTGGCTTCCGTCATTGAAGTGCCTCGCCGCCCATGCTTCGCGTTCTTTGATCCAATCAAGAACTTCGGGATCGTCCGATCCATCTCTGGCACGACCCCACAAATCAAAAGCCTCATTGCCCCGGATGTTGCCACCCAGTTCCCAGACCTCAGAATTGAACTCAGCAATGTTTTCCGCGAATTCACGGTCAAACTGCGGATATTCGCTGTTGCGCAATGTGATCTTTTGGTCATCGCCTTTTCCTGGAAAATCAGTTGCCATCATCTGGCTCCTCTGGTGCCATGTCTACAAACGGCTCGCCGGTCTGCAAATTGACCTTCATTGGTCCATAACCAGACTGACCACCGCCAAACGGTTCAAACGCCAACTGCAATCCATACTGTTCGGCTGCTTTCTTATCACGCGCAATTTGTGCAAACAGTTCTTCAATGTCTCGACCGTAATTGTTCGCCACATCTTGCATGGAAATCAATCCATTGTTCAGCGCGACAACGTGTGCTGTGATTTCCTTCTGTGGATCGACCCACTGGAATCCGCGTGGGCGGAACATCGCGGCCTCTGCAAATTTGTCGAACTTGCTGATCGGCAGATTCACAACGCCAACGGTCATGGCTTGTGACAACCACTGTCGGAAAACAGGAATCAAAAAGTGATTGACCATGTATTGTTGAACGTATCGGAAGAAATCACGATCTTCCAATGCACCTTGGCGGATCGATGAATAGCTGGTCTGGGTCAGATCGTTCGCCAATGAGTGATACGAAACGCCAAGACCGGATGCAATGCCGCGCAGAATGGATTTTTCAAAATCGCTGAATGCGCTGGTCGGGTGCTGCGGATCGAACTGCTGGAACTCAACGCCCTGTGGCAGCTGATGGAATGAACCAGGTTCTGCTTCCATGATCGGCACATTGTTTTCGATGTCATCCGCCTGGAACCCATCGCCAGCGCGTGACGTGAAGAAACCCATTTTGGCAGCTGCGGTGCGTGCCGCCACCAGTTCGGCTTCCCGATATCCGTGCAACATCTTCAGCGCAGAAATAGCAGTGGACATCCATGGCGTGCCGCGGGTCTGCTGCGCACGTTCTGGCAGATACAAGTGCAACACCTGTTCAGCCGGTACGCGCTGCGTGCGCCGTGCATAGGTTGAATACTCAAGATCGCCAGGATGATCGGTCAAAAGGTGGTATGCCACTGGGCGGCGATACCGATCCATTTCAACACCCATTCTGATCTGATGCCCGTTCTTCAACTTTTCGTTCTTTTCTTCGTAGATCAAATCTGGTTCTAAGAATTCAAGTGCGAATCGTTCGCGATTGCCTTCGTAATTGACCATGCGCACCAGGCATTCGCCATCACGCGCCAAAGATTCGATGACCATCGCCTGAGCATCGGCAAACGAAAAACGACCGTCAACCGTACAGTTTCCAGTACGTCCCCAACGCCGCCATTCCTGTTCGATGATCGCGTTGCCGATCTGATCCAAACTGCCATCGACGTTGGTTGCCTTCACTTGCAACGTGGCACCGCGTTCGCCCACCACGTTGGTTTTCATCAGGTGGATATAGCGTTTCGCGTATTCGTTATTTCGTGCCAGTTCACGGCAGCGATCGCGCAACGTGCGCAGATTGAACCGGATTTCGGAATCGGCTGATTTTTGCGATGTCACGAAATCAGAAAAAAGACGGCCCATGTTGGTCCCGTCATAGCCGCGCTTTTGCAACTTCTTCGGCTTGCGTTTGAAAATATCCAGCATTCCCATGACTTAGAATCTCACCTTGATCGTCGATGGGACCGCACGCCCCAGTTTGATGTCTTCTTCGCGCTTCAGACGGGTCGCTTCCGCACGGTAGTAATCCCGCCAGCGCAGCAAATCTTCAATGGCAATCTTCACCAGCGAACGCCCGTTGATCGAGTAATTCGCCACATCCGAATCAGCGCGACCTTCCAAAATTGATTCGATCTTCGCCAACATGATTTCCGCATGGCTGCGCGGGTCTTGATTCAGCGAATCGAAATCGGTGCGGATCGTGACGCGACCTTGACCAACTGTAATTCGTGCCGAATCGCTGGTGCGTATGATATACGCTTGCCACGCATATTCGCCAAAGTTTGACAACGCCAACGTGGTCGCACCCGCCAGCTGCGCGTAATAACCGGCAGCATCTTCGGTCGCTGTCAGATCAAAATTGTTTCCAGATGCCGTTGCATTCGCAATGGATTGGAACGAATAACTTAAAGAATACGAATCGGTTGGGTATGTGGTCGCTAAATCGTCACGCCGCCAAATAATCAAATCGCCAGCCGTGATTTCAGTTGGTTCACCCTGTGGCGCGGATGATGGGTCAAATGCGTTTGCCATTAAAATCTCCATTTGTTCACAAAACCACCAGGGCGTTTGCGTTGCATCTTTTGTCGAATATCCGTTGTTTCTTCGACAGTTTCTGCTTCAGGTGTTGATTGCCTCAACATTTTATCGGCTATTGTATTGACATTCAGACCAGAAATCGACAACGCCGCCAAAGCATAACACCGAACGTCCAACGCTTCATTTCGATTTCGTGTTTTTATCCACTGTCTTTTTGCGTGACCGCGCACATATCGCGTCACCAATCGTTCGGCTGTCAGCTGCTCAAAGTATTCATCAGGACGGTCCGCCGGGAAATGACAATATCCTGGTCCCGGTTCTGCGATCCGCAGATGACCAAAAACCGCTTCTTTGGCGGTATCCGATCCGACCGGAAACAGATGGATTTTCCCGATGTTGTTTCGTGATGGGCGACCGACCAGCGGTTTGCCTTCACCGCCAACACCCTTGATGCCAAACACGCGGCGACCTTCACGCGCCTTGATGTATCTGTACGTTGATTGCGTATGGTGTCCGCCGGTATCGATGGCGGTCGATCGGATCGTCAACTGTCTGCCGTCATGCGTTTCAAACTCAGCAAACAAGATCGAATCCAAATGCTCCCACACCGTTGGGCTGGACGGGTCACCTTGCAGCGTATGGTATTCGCAACTCCATTGCTCCAGGTCACGACCGATGCCCAGCACTTCAACTTCAAGACGATCATCTTGCACGTCAACGCCAGCGACCAGTACCGCAACCTGTTCGGGAATTTTATCCCCCCAATCCTCAACTCTTTGTTTGATAACATGTTCCTCGACACCTTGACCCTGTTCTTCCCATGTTTCCGCCAGCGACACGTTGACGAATGTTTGCAAATCGTTCGTGTGTTTTTTCTCAAGAAAACTTTGCGCGATGTCTCCCAACTTCCTGAAACAACTATACATTTCGTTCAGATGGTAACTCGCGTGACCTTTGAATGGTTTGCTGGCGACCCATTTTCCGGCGCGTATCGCCGCAATTCGTTCGCCATCTGACCACAAACTGCCGCAGCCTTCGCACGCATATTTTGCGGTTTCTGGTTTGTCTTCATCCCAGATCACGTTTTTCCATTCTAGTTTTTGCTCGTGCGCACAATGTACACACGGCACATGGAAGTATCGCTGATCGCCAGCATCAAACGCTGATTCGATCCAGCTGGCACCTTTGATTGTTGGTGTGCTGATTTCCAGCAACTTCCGCCGATCTCCAAATGTCGCCGCCCGTTGCCACAACAACGAAACTGGATGCCCTTCATGGCTTTTGTCATAACCGTCCACCTCATCACACACAATAAATGGCGCGGATCGACCGCGCATCGTCTTGGCCGAACCCGACCACGAAAACATTAGGAATCCGCCAGGATACGATTTCATCCGCGAATTGTTCACACCCTCGCGTGCGCGTGGCTTGGCGATCAGGTTTTCCAGTTCATCATTCGATGAAATCAGCGGATTGAATTTGGTTTCCAGCCAAGTGCCAAGATCACCCTGCGATGGCTGCATCATGATCTGCGATTGCGGGTCTTGCCCGATCTTGTACGCCTGGGCGCATAACGCCAAAGTGGTTTTGCCAACCTGTGCTGACCACATCAAGGTAATGCGATTGCATTGTGGGTCAGCGGTCATGTCCAGCGGTTCGCGTTGGTAGGGTGCGTGATCAAATCGGATCAAACCCGGCACTGCGTTTCCGATCGGAATACGGATGTTCTGTTCAGACCATTCGGACGGCTTCATATTCGGTGGCGGCTGCAAATGGTGCGCAGCGTTATTGATCGCCTTGCGCAACCCTTGCAGATTCCCGAACTTTTCGATAACTGGGTCAATCTTCGCTGGCTGATTCATCTTCGTCCAAATCAAATTCGCTTAATGTTGCCAACGCCAAATCAACTTCCGCCAAGATGACTTCTTTGATCCGCGTTTCGTTTGACTCGCCAACCAGTGACGTGGCCACGCGGCTGGGTACGCTGCGCAGATTGGTCTTCACTTCCGCAAAGGTGTTCGACAATGCGCGTTCCAACTGGCGCAACGGCACGACCTCACCTTTGACCTTCGCCAGTTCCAGTTCGGCCTTGGCAGTTTCGGCTGCCAACTTTCTGCGCTTCAGTTCGGATTCGTCCGCCAGTGTGTCGCCAGACACGTCTTCGACTGCGCGTTGCTTCAGCCATTCCGAAACGTCAGCAGTGTTGATCTGCCATTGAATACCCTTGGCACCGCGCTGGATCGTCGGCATACCGCGGCGAATCCATTGGTCAACGGTTGTGTCCGCCACACCAAAGATTTCCGCAATCTCCCGCTTTCCAACGGTCTGTCCTCTATATTTTCTGGGCATTCGTTCCTCTTTGTCTCAAATAGTATTCCGTAATTGCGAATGGGTCGCATTCATCGAACGGCGA